GAGGAGAAGTTCATCCGACTGTTACGCCCCAAATGCGGCGTTTTGCATGGGCAAAGTATTACCAGGCTTCAGGCAAGGCTAAAAAAGCCGCCACGGGCAAAAGAAAAGGCAAAAAGAAGGGTTCTGCCGCAAACAATGAACCACAGGAGAACCCGGAGGCATTAAGATGGAAAAGACTGGCGCTCACCAAAAAGAAAAAGCTCCGGATAAAAATACCACAACGCCAGTTTATCGGAGAAAGCCGGGAACTGTCCGACAGGATAACGGAAAAAACAGAAAACGAAATCAGAAACATTTTAAACTTATAAACACATGGAAGAAATATTCATCGCAATCATGGAACGCATCGCCCAAAAGATGCCGGAGCTCTCATACATTGACGAGGATTACGGACAGCTCGAAACCGGAGCGGAAGAGGAACATTACCCGGTCACCTTCCCCTGCGTACTCATAGGGAATACGGAATCGGACTGGAAAGACTTCGGATACGGGGTACAGAAAAGCATGTCGCTTGTCACCGTAAGGCTGGCCGTGGACTGCTACGACGACACGCACTACACTTCAGGTACCTATGACAAAGTAAGGGAACGGCAGATGAAGGCAAAGGAACTGTACAAGGCCTTGCAGGGGTTCCAGTGCACGGAAGACTGCACACCGCTGGTCAGGGTCAAGAACCGGGATTATTCCCTGCCGGGAAACATCAAGGTGTACGAGACGGTTTATTCCTTCACGCTGCATGACGAGTCGGCCATGCAGTAAGGGGAAGGTTCATTCCCCCGTGAACAGGGAAAGCTGGACGGCTGTCAGGCGGGGTTTCTTAACCTTCGGGACGGGCTTCAGTTCAAGATCCTTCAACTCACGGCACTTGCGACGGATGATTGACATGATCCGCTCCTCGGAAATAAAAAATTCCTGCCGGGACAACACTTTCAGGGCGTCGTCAAAGCGCAGACGCTGCACCTCCGTCCAATAATAGTAACGGCGGCACAGGGCTTCATCACGAAGTTCTATCAGGTTCTTGTCTCGTCCTTTGGCCATAAATAAGAGTTATTTACTGCAAAATTAGGCATTTGGCATATCAGGAAAAAGAAAAACGCCGCAATCACAACGGATGCGGCGTTTTTTCTGTTTAGAGTGTGAACAAAATCACATGGTCATCAGTTCGGTATCGTCCTCACCCGGAATAAAAGGCTCGATACGGGTAATCACCTTGCTCTGTACCTTTACCCGGCCACTGCCCTTGCAGACAGGACAACGGGAGGAGGAAGGGGCTCCGCTCTGGTCTGTGTAGAAAACACGCCCCTTACCCTCGCAGTTCTTGCAAGCCATCACGTGTGGTGCGATGTTCTTTGTCTTCTCCATATCACAGACGGCAGAATGAAGGTTCGATACGGCGCCAGACACCGTTCTCGTCACGCTTGTGGAAATAGTAGTTCACCGCAGTCTTATACACCACATTGCTCTCACGAAAGAGGTCCATGATCTCCGTGTACTCACTGTCGAAACGGTCCTCAAGCTCGTACAGCTTGCTCACCGACTTGTAGTCCAGATCACCCTGGCGGTTACGCTCGATCATGGTCATGCCAAGTTGGTACATCGGATCGTCGGTACCGAGCTCCCGGCTCATGGCGTAACGCTTCAGGTAATCCACCAGACGCTCGGCGGCGAGATTGGCACGCTCGTCGAAACTCTTCACCTTGTTACTCCTCACTTCCAGCTTCATGTCACCGTCCACGATGGTGAAACTCGCCTGGTCATCCTTGCGGAGCTGGCCATAGTCACGCATCAGGTCGCGGAAAGAGGCGGCTTCCTTCTCCACCCAGTCACGGAAGGCTTTCACGTCATCCACAACTGGAAACAGCTTGTTCTTCACTTCAAGCATGAACTGCGCACGAAGCCCTTCGTAGGCATCGCGACGGTTGCGCTTGTTTTCCTTCTCTTCCTGCTGGAGCTGTTTCAAAAGCTCCTTTCTGTCCTGGGCGGACAGGCTTTTTAATTGTTCTTTCAAGTCCATAACTAAAAAATTAAATGGTTGTTACTGTTGTTTATTCTCACGTTTGCGGCGAATGGCGCGCAGCTTCACCTGCAACGCATCCAGCGCCTCGCAGTCAAGTTCACGGAACTCCTTGCCGGCGATACGGCTGTCCCGGCAGAAGGCGTTCACCCAGTCCCAGTCGGCCGTATCGATACCCAGCAGCTGCATCTGGTGCAGTACCGCGGAACGCTTCTGACGGAGAATCTTCCGGAGCTGTTCCTGATAAGTGGGCGGTACCAGCTTCTGCATGGCGGACACGGCGGCACTGTATTCCTTCAGTGTCATGTCACGCAGACTCGTGGTACGTCCCTCCGTGTACTGGGAAACGATGCTTTCCTTCAGTGCGTCACGATCCGATGTCGGAAGGCGGTTCAAAAGGCTGTAAAACGCCGCATAATTCTCGGGTTTATTTAACTGCTTGCGGCTGTTGATGTCTATCTGCATGGCTATACTGTTTTTTTGTTTATTTTAAGGTCATTGATTTCCTTAATCACTCTCTTTACTCTGATAGTACACAAATAATCAAGAAGATGCTCTTTTTCATTTTTTGTACACTTATACTGGTCGAAAAATTCAAGTATGCCCATTCTATTCAGATTTTCATTAACTCAAACTATTCATACCACATCAGCACAACTCTATGATTTCACCCACGGCAGAGCGTAGAAGAGTACGCAAAACCGAAGGGTTTCCGCTATCATAGATGACTTCCACACAACACTCATGGCGTGCGTTACGTGACACAACCAGCTCGCAAGTCATATTCTCACAGAGCCATTTTTCCACTACTTTACGGACACCAACTGCGGTGACCACAATTACCATTTTTTTACTCATAATATTGACCGTGCTGTATGTTATTCAACTCTTATCCTCCCGGTGTACTGGTTTCCCCGAAACTTCATCCCCTTGGTGAAGCCGCCCGGATATCCCAGTTCCTTGCTTCTCGCGTTTGCCAGCAACAAATGTTCCCGGCTAAGGGAGGCTACAAAACCTTTGTCCTTTTCCAGTCCCATCTCTCGGGCCTTCCGGGTGACGCTGCGTTCGGAAACACCGAGCATTTCAGCCAGCTCCCGGTTGAGGGTATTGTGATAGTGGCGACGCATGATGGAAAGCATATTACCGTTCCAAAAGATACGGGTGGAATATCCCTTATGCTCGACGAGCCGTCCCAGTGTCCGGTGCATGAAAGTACCGTCAGCAACCTTCCGGTGCTTGCGGTACTGTTCACGCTTGTACACCAGCACACATTCATGACACCAGGAACTCCGTCCCCCATTCTTCAACGGATAGAACTCACGCATCCACAACTTTCGGCCGCAATGCGGACAGACACGTTTACGTTTCTGCTTGTTGTTATTTTCACTCATAGCTGTTTATGCTGCATTCATCAGTTCATATTCAAATTTTCACCGAACGGAATAGTATTAATGTCAGCCTTTCTCGTGTAGGCCTGCATAAGTCCCACGGAAAGCAGCATATAGACATTCTTATTCGCTTTGACAACCCCGGAAATAGAGCCGACAATATGTTCAGTCTTGCCGGTAATGATTGAGCCGGCTATCTGCTCAAGCCCGTCTGGATGGTCCTCACTGGCCGCAACGCTCATAAAGGCACTAAGATCGTTTTCCTTACAAAAGTTATCCACGTATTGGCAGAGTTCCTTTACTGCCTCTTTCTGTTTTTCTGTAATCATTTCTGTTAAATTTTAATGGTTAATAATTATATGTTGAAATCGCGAAATCTCTTTTTTGATACTGGCTGTACATAGTTTCCTCCCAATCCGTCTCTTCCTCCTCCGGAAGGTCATCCTCATCAAGTTCTACCTCCTTACGGTAAATCAGATACCGTGCCTCCAGAAAGAAGAGGACCACGCGGCGCAGGAACTCACGGGCGGAGGCGATGCCGTGCTTTTCCATGAAGGAGGCGATACGGTCCGGACCGATAGTGTTCGTGCGGATGCTCACCAGACACTGCCGGCGGAAGTCCTTCAGCGTGCTGCCCCTCACCTCGAACACGCGGTCAGCGATACGGCCGAGACTCTCCGGAATATGGTATCCGGAACCTTCGTCATCCGTTCCCACCAGCAGTTCAGCAGCAGCCGTCAGCATACCCTCCACGCTCATGCGCTGGGCAGCGGCCGTCTCCTTCAGGAACACGTACTGGTAATTGCTCACGTAGGTATGTATGAGGTAGCCTTCAGGACGGCGGAACACCTCTTCGGAGGCAAGCTCCATCGAAAGGTTGTTCAATGTCACACCGGCACCGCAGCAGAAGGCGCACACCAGGCGGACGACAAGACGCTGGCGGTTGCCCCAGCCGCCAGCGATGATGGCACGCTGCAGGCTGCCGGCAACGGCCGGATCCATCTCGAAGAACAGCACCGACTTCTCCTGACGGCGGAAGAAGAACGACATGTCCGGAATACGATCCATGCAGAGGAGGATGCGCCGGGTG